CATAGCATTACTTATCTAACTCCGCCCTGGTGGAATAAATCTCCCTCGCTTAATACACGAAATTTAATACCCTGGCGCTTGCACCAAATTTGAGCGGCTTGCCATTTGGCTTGATTCTTTACATACTGTGCTTGGTTGTATTTACTTTTGCCTACGCTTTCTAATGCTGTTTGATTTTTTGGCTTAACTTCAATAAGCTCAACTAGCATACTTCCAGCTTTGTCCACGTACTGTATAAAAAAATCAGGTACATATATTGTTTGTCTATTTGTTAGTGGATCTCTATAGGGGATTGATATTGCTTCACTGGCCCAACGTTGTATACTTGGATGTGTGTCGCAAAATGTCATAAAACTCCACTCCCAACTGCTACGATAAGTTGGTGTTTTATTGCCTACATATTTTTGTGGGTTCTTGGGTACGAATTTACCGCGGGCAAATCTGCTCATACAAGTATATTGCGACTTTCATATGTCTCAACTAGGGACATAACTTTATATCCCAATGTGCTTGTTTGTTCTCTGTAACTGTTTAGCACTTCAGTTACTACTTTGGCCAACTGCACATCTGTTAAGCCTTTTAGTGTGTCAATAAGTTCAAATACATTTACATTATCTACTCTGGCTTGATTCAATAGTACAATACCTGTACTACGTGCGGCTTCATCATCAAAACCTCTTTTTAAAAAGAATCCTAATACTGCATCAATCTGATTACTAGGAAATGTTATTTGACGAAGAAAGAATTTGTCAAACAATGAACGAACTTCTTGATTATTGCCATTGCCTGATGTTGATTGTTCTTGTGGTAAGTTGCTTATCATATTATGGTCCAAAGTCTACTTGTGTGGCAGTAGTTGTTGTATCATTGTTATTGTTTGCTGGGAACACTACATTTCTGACACCGCTCAATCCAATAGTCGCGGCTGCTATTGCACCAGCAGTAAGTAGTCTATTTCCTTCAACAGCAAGTCCAGCACTTGTTAAACGTTTTGTATTTTGATATGTGTTGATTGATGAAATTGCAGTTGATAAAAAGTTTGCTGGACTATCAAAAGCAGTGCCGTCTGCTAGACTAGTTAATACATCACTAGCACCTTCAATAACACCACCAGGACCAAATAGTGTACTAGTTCCGCCACCTGCCGCACTTAGTGGACTTGGCATTTTATCATAGTGGTCTACTGCAAAACCTTTAACTCTACCACTGCGTGTTGATCCAATATCATAGTGTACTGCTTCATAAGCAATGGTCATATTGTTTTCAGCACCAGCACTGCCTTGATCACTGCTTTGTGGAGTGTCATGATTAAATGCTGTAATTACTGGGTTAACTAGTGTATAGCTAACATATTCTCTTTTGTTTAGTTGATACAACACAATTTTATTAAAAAACGGAATTGAAACATTATTATCCAAGCCGTATTTTGTTTTAATATAACTAGAACTTTTCATTGCATTTCTAGAATATGCCCCTGGTGTTTTTGAACTACTAGGGTCTGCAAAATAATAGCTATAATAATTTTGCCAAAGCGTGTTTATAATGTGTGCTCTGTCATCATGAAATTTAATGTTGATTGGTAAGAAATCATGATCCAGTGTAACAACTTTTTTTCTATTGTATTGATTTAGCGTTGCAGTTTTTAATGTGAACTTGGGTAAGTCTACACTTTTGACCAACAACCCAATTTCATTTTGATGTTGGTATTTTAAGTTCAGTGTTTTCAATGCACTGGCATTGATATCAAAAAACACGTGATATAGAAATTTAGACTTAGGTGCAAGTCTAAAATAGTCATCCTGAAAAGTTCTTGAAGCGTGTTGCCACGACCCCAAGTTTCCTTTGGGATTACCGAGACCATTTATTAGCTGGTCTAAAAAACTGTTATCTTTACTGGCCATACTTTATTTATTGAATAAAATAAACTACGCATATAACTTTTAGTCGTTAAAAAAGGCTGTTTCCAGCCTTTTTATTAGCGTCCTGCGCCAGTTGCTAGGGTATTAATAGTTCTACCAACAACTGATCCAAGACCTGTGCCTTGCGGAGTTTGGACTGCATTATCATACTGGATACTAAGGTCAATAGTTGCTGGACCTTGTTCACCGTATGCAATGCTTTGATAGTTAGCACTAACCAAATAACAACCATAGCACTCCCATGTTTCTAATATTGTAGGAGTGTTAGCGCCGTTACCACCGTCTAACATTTCAATACGTGTTGTAAACTTGTAGTCAACACCAGAAGCCGCTGAACTTTGTTCAAAGAAATCAAACTGTTTCTGTAATTGTTCACCAACTAGTTTGCTTACTGCGCCTGTTACATCGTCACGTAGGACAACTGCAATTGGAGCCCATGTAGCTTTACCAGCATAGTTAATCTTACTGTTGTAGATTTCAATAACTTGATTGGCAAATGACACGTTTGGTCTTGCCGCACTTTGTACTTGTTTAGTTAGTTCTGTTGTTGGAGTTGAAACACCAAAGTTTTCAAACATCACTCTAAAGCGATATTTTAGCTTTGGCATCAACATGCCCTGAGCTGAAGCACTTGCGTCGCTAGCTAGGGGTACTGTGAATTTTGATAATGTTGCGATTGCCATATTAGTATGCTCCGTTATTGATATTTATCATCTTATAGACCTGCTATTTCGCCCGTGTTCTTTAGGCGTAATGGAATGTAGATGAATTCAACTGCTTTGACCGGTTCAATGGCCACATCATCATACAACTCGTTTCTATCGATTCTAGACGGAGTATTGTTACTTTCATCGCAGACTACAATGTAGTCATACAATGCACGTTGACCAACTAGTTCTAACATCAAGCTCTCCACTGCATTTTTAATTTCATCACGAGTAATTTTATCGTTTGGTTCAAAAATGTATGGTTTAGCCAATACGCTTAGTTGTCTACGTAAGTAAATTACCAAACGTGCTACATTGATACGATCTAATGCACTTGCATTTCTTGCACGAGTTTTCTGACCGTAGTTAACAAGACCAACACCTGTTAAGAATGTAAGTGGGTTAACTTTAACATCATACAATGTATCACGTTGTCCGTTGTTTAATGCTACTGCTGTAAATTCGCCTTCACTGTCAATATAACCAACTGCTGTTGCGTTAGTAATACCACCACGACGTGTTCCTGCTGGAGCAAACCATGGATAGCTTACGTTATCGCTTAGTGCAATAGTGCGTAGCATCATGTGACTTGGTGGAACAACTACGTTGTTACCAAAGTTGTCGCTTGTGAAGCCCCATGGATAGAACATAGCCATGTATTCGTCAAAGCTGGCTGCTCCAAGGTCATTATCTTCTAATGCCAATGCCGCATTGTTGCCCCAGTTGCTTAGACTTGTTGCATCACTGCGTAATCTTGCTGGAGTGTCACCAACAACAAACGCTGTTAAACCGCGGTCATAGTTTAGTGTAATCATTTCGCCAATTAGTTCTGGATATCCTGGGCAAGCAATTAAGTTAAACACACGCTGATCTTCTTCACGAATCTCTTGGTTGCTGTTTACAAGAGCCTGTAGTGCTTGTACAACAACTTTACGCTGTGCCTTACGTCCAAATGTTCCTGAACCGTCTTCTTGGTTACCAGCTTCGCTAACCCAACGATGTGGATAGTAAGCTGACATTGATACGTCATCCATACGTGGATTGTCTGCATTTACGTCAATGGCATTGCGTACATATTTCTTAACGTTGAATCCGCTTCTACGTAAGTTCCATAGCAACATGCCTTTTGGATATAGTGCTGGATCTGGAGCATCTGGATCCAAGAAGTCACTTGTTAACAAGTCTTCAATTAGACCAGCTTCATCGCTGTTGGCTCCAGCTGTGTTGTAACGTGCATCAGCAAACAAAATGCCATCTTCTGTACTTTGATCTGCCTTGTTTACCAGTCTCCACTTTAGTAGTGTACCGTCATATTTGTAAATTGTTGGATAGTTTTCAATATCGCTAGTGTCAATCCAAAGGTCACCGTTCTTTAATG